GGACTCATACATATAGTAGGGGGGTACGCTAAAGCAGGAACGTCGATTATACGACAACTGGTGGACGCTGGTACCCTATCTAACCTTCCCGGCGGTTTGAAGTCTCGTGGATTGCGTATTAAAGGCGATGACTCCCCAATCGAACCGGGCGAGTTTAAAGATGTAGATGTACCGTCAGGCAGTATCCGTGAAAACATCATGCCCCTACCTTATAAGGAGCCTAGCCAAACTCTGCTAGCGTTACTTAACCAGATTACCACTGAAGGCCGTCGTTTAGGCGCTATCAGTGATATGAACATATCTGATATGTCTGCGAATGCACCTGTAGGAACTACGTTAGCATTGCTAGAACGTACGTTAAAGCCTATGGCTGCGGTACAGGCACGCGTCCACTACGCCATGAAGCTAGAGTTCAAGATGCTCAAAGCTATCATGGCTGAAGAAGCATCAGTGGAATACGACTATATGCCTAATAGAGGTGAAGTAGCTGCCCGCCAAGCTGACTACGCTATGGTCGATGTAATCCCTGTTAGTGACCCTAACAGTTCTACTATGGCGCAACGTGTAGTCCAGTACCAAGCAGTGTTGCAGATGGCGCAACAGGCACCCCAGATATACAACCTACCTCAATTACATCGTCAGATGATTGAAGTGCTCGGCGTCAAGAACGCTGACAAGCTAGTACCTACGGAAGATGACGTGAAACCTACTGATCCCGTAAGCGAAAATATGAACGCGCTAACAGGTACCCCCATAAAAGCGTTCATCTACCAAGACCATGCAGCACATATAGCTACGCATCAGTCGTTTATGCAAGACCCGATGATTGCACAGACCGTAGGTCAGAACCCACAAGCACAGAGGATAATGGCTGCGTTACAGGCTCACATAGCGGAGCACCTAGGGTTCTTGTACCGCTCTCAGATGGAAGAGAAGTTAGGAGCCCCCCTACCAGCGCCTAATGAAGAACTTACAGAAGAAACAGAAATACAATTGGCTAGACTAGTAGCGGAGGGCGGTAAGCAGCTTACTCAGCAGCACAAGCAAGAAGCAGCGCAAAAGCAGGCGCAGCAGAAACAACAAGACCCCGTTGTACAGATGCAACAAGCGGAGCTACAAATTAAGCAGCAAGACGTGCAGCGTAAAGCTCAGAAAGACCAGATGGACGCGCAGCTCAAACAGGCTGAACTACAGCGCAAGATGCAAAAAGACATGGCTGATGCTGCTATAGATCAGGGGCAGCTACAGTTAGAAGAGCAAGAACTACAGCTAGACACCGAAAAAACCGTTGCTAAGATGGCTGCGGATAGGCGCAAAGATGCGACTAAATTAAAGCTAGACGCCATAAAAACAGCAACAGATTCTGCAAACAAACGTAGGGAATAAACCATGGCTAAAACCGTCTTTGACGTGCTCAAAAATAAAATCGAGGATGACATGTCCTCTGCAACAGAATTTCTAGGTAATGGTGGGGCTAAAGACTTCGCTCAGTACAAAGAAATAACAGGAATGCTACGAGGTCTCACTTCCTGTCTGAATCATGTAAACGACCTCTCGCGTAATTATTTGGAAGAAGATGATGACTGAGTTAACGATAGTACCTAAAGAAGCAGAAAACGATGAAGAGCTTGACCTTCAAATCCCCACACCCGTGGGATACCGTGTCTTAGTAGCTATGCCGGAAGTAGAAGATACATACGGCGAAAGCGGCATTATTAAGTCTAATAAAGAAATACACAACGAATACATTATGTCTACCATCGGGGTTGTACTCGATATGGGAGCACAAGCGTATTCTGATAAAGAGCGTTTTACTACTGGCCCTTGGTGTAAGACAGGAGACTATGTAATGTTCCGTGCCAATACTGGTACACGGTTTAAAGTAGGTGGTGTTGAGTATCGTCTAATGAACGATGACTCAATTGAAGCAGTAGTAAGCGATCCTCGTGGCGTTACACGAGTGTGAGGAGTAGATAATGGGATTTCAAAAAGTAGAATACACCTTTCCTGATGAAGAGAAAGAGGAAGTAATAGAAGTGGAAAATTCTAGCGCAGTGGAGATCGACATATCTGGTGAAGCAGAAGATGATGTCGAGAAAGAAAAGCCTGCCAAACAGGAGAAAAAATCTGAGGTTGAGGTAGAAGTAGTAGATGATACGCCGAAAGCCGATAGGGGGCGCAAAGCCTCTAAACCTCCTGAAGACCTTACCGACGAAGAGTTAGAGGACTATTCGGACAAGGTACGCAAACGAATTCAGCACTTTAGTAAAGGGTACCATGACGAAAGACGTGCCAAAGAAGCGGCACATCGTGAACGAGTAGAGTTTGAAAACTACGCAAAATCGCTTGTTGAGGAGAATAACAAGTTAAAGAATAGCGTTGAAAAAAATCAAGCAGCTTTACTAGAGCAAGCTAAGAAAACTGCTAATGGAGAGATGTTACTAGCTAAACGCGCATATAAGATGGCGTATGAGGCGGGGGATGCAGATAAGCTAATTGAGGCGCAAGAAAAGATAACTAACGCCAAGATAAAGGCCGATAAGTTATCTGATTTTGTCCCAGAGCCTTTACAACAAGCTGAGATTCCTGTACAAATACCGCAAGAAGCTCCAATTCAGCCAGATACCAAAGCGTCCGAATGGGCAAATGAAAATCCTTGGTTTGGTTCAGATGACGAGATGACAGCTTATGCTATGGGTGTACACAGTAAGCTGGTTAAGCAAGGTGTGGACACCACTAGTGATGATTACTACGAGACTATTAATGCTCGTATGCGAAATACCTTCCCTGAAGAATTTGGGGAAATTGAAGAATCAGAGGAGAAATCAAGTAAGCGACAGTCTAATGTGGTTGCACCCGCTACGCGGAGCACAGCACCTAAAAAGGTGCGCCTAACGCAAACACAAGTGGCTATTGCTAAGAAACTTGGAGTCCCCCTAGATTTATACGCCAAAAAGGTTGCAGAAGAGATGAGGAAAGTATAATGGCTGAGAACAGAATTAAACGTGAAGAAGTTACCCGTGAAAAAACGGCCCGCAAAGCGGCTTGGACTAGACCAGAAGTACTACCTTCTCCTAATCCCGAGCCGGGCTACGTATTTCGCTGGATTCGTGTAAGCACGCAAGGTAACGTAGATGCCACTAACGTATCCTCAAAACTACGCGAAGGTTGGGAGCCAGTAAAAGCGTCAGATCACCCAGAGATTACTCTTGTGTCCATTGAGAACGAAAAGTTCAAAGACAACTTGATAATCGGCGGTCTAATGCTATGTAAAGCTCCTATCGAAATGGTTGACGAGCGCAATACTTACTATAAAGATCAGAGTAGCGCGCAGATGCAGTCAGTAGATAACAGCCTAATGCGAGAAAACGACCCCCGAATGCCGTTGTTTAACGACCGCAGGTCAAAAGTTACCTTCGGTAACGGGTCATAACTAAATCATTTTATAGGTGAAATAAATGGCAACTACAGCCTCTCCATACGGGTTTGTTCCCGTACGTAAAGCTGACGGTACACCCTACGCTGGTGCCCGTGACGCTTTTCTTATTACCCCTGCTGGCGTAGCTCAGAACATCGGCTATGGTTCTATTGTTGAACTAAACGCAGGATATGTCCAACTTGCTTCTGGCACTGGTGCAGACGCAACTACTAACAACCTTGGCGGCAACGGTATCGGTGCTCTGGGTGTGTTCGTTGGTTGTGAATACATCAACGCTGAAGGTCAGTTGATTTTTGCTCAGTACTACCCTACAGGCACTGCTAACGCTACTGCTTATGTAGTAACTGATCCGGGCGTAACTTTCCAAGTACAAGCTGATGGCGCGATTGCTCAGACTGCTCTTGGCCATAATGCCCCTCTGACTGGTGCGCAGAATGCTCTGACTTCTGTAAACACCACCACTGGTAAGTCTAACATTGCAATCGATGCTACTACTGCGACTGCAACTAAGGCGTTTAAAGTAATCGGTTTTGTAACTAAAGCTGGTTCTGCCATTGGCGACGCTAAGACTGATGTCTTGGTTAAATTTAACCTACCGTACCACCAGTTTGGTACAGGCATCGTAGGAGAATAACTAGATGGCTATTTCAAGAAGTCAATTACTTAAAGAGCTACTCCCCGGGCTAAACGCACTATTCGGTCTGGAGTACGCGAAATATGGCGAAGAGCACAAAGAGATTTTCGAGACTGAAACCTCTGACCGTTCTTTTGAAGAAGAAACTAAACTGTCTGGTTTTGGCTCTGCCCCAACTAAGTCAGAAGGTTCTGCAATTGAGTATGATAATGCTCAGGAAGCATGGACTGCACGTTACACGCACGAAACTGTTGCAATGGGTTTCTCAATCACTGAAGAAGCGATTGAAGATAACTTGTATGACTCTCTGTCATCTCGTTACACCAAAGCACTGGCTCGCGCTATGGCGTACACCAAGCAGGTTAAAGCGGCGGACATTCTGAACAACGCTTTTGCTGGCACTACCTACGGTGATGGGCAGGTTCTATGCTCTACTTCTCACCCTCTGGTTAGCGGTGGAGTTAACTCTAACCGCCCTGCTGTTGCGGCTGACCTCAACGAAACTTCTTTGGAAGCAGCTATCATTCAGATTGCTGGCTATACCGATGAGCGTGGTCTTCTGATCGCGGCCAAGCCTAAGAAGCTAGTTATCCCGCCTTCCCTACAGTTTGTTGCAACTCGTTTGCTTGAGACTGAAGGTCGCGTAGGAACTGCTGACAACGACATCAACGCCATTATGAACAACGGCGCTGTACCACAAGGTTACGCAGTAAACCATTACCTGACCGATACTGATGGCTGGTTCCTGATGACTGACGTACCTAACGGTTTGAAGCACTTCGTTCGTAGCCCAATGGCTACTTCTATGGACGCTGACTTTGATACCGGCAACAGCCGTTACAAGGCTCGTGAACGCTATTCATTCGGCGTATCCGATCCACTGGGTATCTACGGATCACCCGGCGCTTAATAGCTTAGTAACATGCTGTACTAAGGGGGCTTCGGCCCCCTTTTTTATGTTTGACTTAAACATACACACTGTGATATGTTCTCCTATATCGGGAAACAATCCGGTGAATCTGACAGACCCGACTGACGACATGTAGACAGATTTGCCTTAACTCACATGTGAGAACTTTATAATGGCTAAAACCACTTTTTCAGGCCCAGTCCGTTCGGATAATGGCTTTCAAATCCCTGTTGTAGCTACTGCTGACCTCCCAGCTTTTGGTGATGTTGCTGTAGGTACTACTTATATGGTCAGCGATAACGGCGTAGGTAACAACGAATACTGCATCGTAATCAACACTGGCGCTGCTTGGGTAACTGCTATTGGCGCGGCACTCAGCTAATAGGAGGCATTTATGTCTAGTAACTCTGATGTTTCCGCAAAGCGGATTACTGATGTAGGTTCGGTAGCTGTAGGGCCAGCGCGAGTAAGGCAAGTACAAGTACTGACTAATAACACTGGTGCGGGACGGCTCACTATAACCGATGGCGATGGTGGAGCTACTCTCCTAGATATTGATTTTGAAGCTAATGACTCTCATTCCATTAACATACCCGACTATGGGGTGCGTTTTCAGGATGATGTTTTCATTACTGAGTTTACCAATATCGACGCTATTACAGTGTTTTATAGTTAACGTGCGTAATTACTACGCTAAAGGGGGTAAAGTTGACAAGAAGAGTATGTCTTGCAACTCCCCCAAACGCACGCCTTCTCACCCCAAGAAATCTCACGTAGTTAAAGCGTGTGAGAATGGTAAGGAGAAGGTCATACGTTTTGGTGAACAAGGCGCTAGCACTGCGGGCAAACCTAAGAAAGGCGAGTCTGCAAAAGCAAAAGCGAAGCGCAAATCTTTTAAATCTAGGCATGGTAAGAACATTGCTAAGGGTAAATCCTCCGCAGCTTACTGGGCCGACAAAGTTAAATGGTGAGTGAAATGGACAGAAGTTCTATGTCAAAACAAATGATGAGTAAAGGCGGAAAGTTAAACATGGTCAAGGGGAAAGACGGTAAGATGGTTCCCGACTATGCGGCTGACGGCAAGGGCAAGATGAAAGCTGGCGGAATGGCCAAGGCGTACGAAGTAGGTGGGGAAGTTATGAAAGACGTCGCGATGGATATGCCTGCGAAGCCCCCACGCCGTGCTATCGAAGCCCCTATGTCTGACGAACGGGCTAAAGAGGCTATAGCCGCATTAAAAATGGATAAGAAGTCAAAGGCTGATAAAAAGTCAAAGAATAAACCCGCTAAGAAAATGATGGCTGGTGGTATGACTAAGAAGCCAAAGGCTAAAGTTCGGGGCTACGGTATGGCTCGTGGCGGCAAAGTTTGTAAGATGCGCTAATGCGTAATTATTACCGCAAAGAGACTAGCGCGTGTGGGTACAAGGAAGGCGGTACTGTAAAAGACGCGTGCTATAAGAAGGTAAAGAAGCAGTATAAAGTGTTCCCGTCCGCATACGCCTCGGGAGCCATTGCTAAATGCCGGAAGAAAAAGGCTGGTAAGTAATGCGTAAGAAGATACGCAAGACAGAGAAAGGTGCTTCGTTAAAGCGGTGGTTCAAAGAGGACTGGAAAGACGTTAGCACTGGTAAGGCTTGTGGTCGAAAGAAAGGGGACGGGCGTGGCACTCCATACTGCCGTCCTAGCAAACGGGTATCTGAGAAGACTCCTAAGACCTCTGGCGAGATGTCTAGCGCCGAGAAGAAAAAGAAGGTAGCTGAGAAGAAGAGCCTCGGCCAACCAGCGGGTAAACCTAGGCGTGTATCCGCTACTAAGAGGAGAAAAAAGTAATGGGTATGGGTGTTAAGCACTACTTAAAAGACGGTAAAGAGTATAAGGGCGGGCTACACAAACACCCCGATGGAACTCTTATGACTGGAAAAAGTATGTCTAAAACATCTAAAAAATTGTTCCACTATGGCAAGCTCTCTAGCAAAGCCAAAGTCAAAGCTAAATCAGGGTGGGGTAAATAATGGCTACATCAGGCACTACAGCATTTAACATGGACTTCACCGAGATCGCTGAAGAGGCGTTTGAACGTGCGGGACGTGAGATGCGTTCTGGCTATGATCTTCGCACTGCGAGACGATCTATGAACCTGCTTACTATTGAGTGGCAGAACCGTGGCATTAACATGTGGACTATAGACAGCGGCACTATAAACCTAGTCAAAGGGCAGACGCAATATGATCTCCCCGCAGATACTATAGACCTATTAGAACAACAGATACGCACGGGTAGTGGCAACGCGGCAACTCAATCTGATCTCACCCTAAGTCGTATTAGTGTGAGTACTTACGCGTCTATCCCTAACAAGTTAACACAAGGTAGACCTATACAAATGTATATTGAGCGTTTACGCGACGCTCCTAAAGTTAACTTATGGCCTATACCTGACAATAACGATTATGTTTTATACTACTGGCGTATGCGTAGAATCGAAGATGCGGGTAGTGGTATACAGACTTCAGATATGAACTTTAGGTTTTTTCCTTGTCTGGTGGCGGGATTAGCTTATTATATAGCTATGAAACTGCCTGAAATGATTGATCGAGTGCCTTTGTTAAAAGCTGTGTACGACGAGCAGTTTGAGATGGCCGCAGGAGAAGATAGGGAGAAGACCTCGGCTAGGTTTGTACCTCGTATAGGGTATGTATAACTATGGGCACTCAGTTTGCTTCCAGTAACAAAGCCATTGCTCTATGTGATGTGTGTGGATTCCAGTACAAACTAAGAGAGTTGAAGAGCCTCATAGTTAAGAATAGAGACACTAACATAAAAGCGTGTCCTGAGTGTTGGAATGAAGACCAACCACAGAACAGATTAGGGGAATTTCCAGTACACGATCCCCAAGCATTACGTGATCCGCGTCCTGATACTAGTTTAGGTGAGTCAGGAGATCACAGCAGTAGAGATACCCAGTGGGGTTGGAACCCAGTAGGCGGAGGGTTTGATCCCTATAATTTAACTCCCAACGCGCTAACAATAGCTGGTAATATAGGGCAAGTTACAGTAATAACTTAATAGGAACGAGATAATGAAAGAAGTAAAAGTAATTAAAGCCAAAGGCGTGCAGTCCTACTCTAGCGGCTGTAAGCCCTGTATGAAGGACGTTAAGACTTCTGGCATTAAAGTGCGCGGCACTGGCGCGGCGATTAAAGGTACTATGGCTCGCGGCCCAATGGCGTAAACTATGAATTACACAGAACTGAAAGCTAATATCCAAGACATTTGTGAGAACACATTCACAGATGACCAGCTTGCTATGTTTACGCAACAGGCAGAGCAAAAGATATATAACTCAGTTCAGATACCCGCGCTACGTAAGAATGTTACGGGTACGCTATCTAACGGTAATCAGTATCTAGGTATGCCTTCCGACTTTTTGTGGTCATATTCTTTGGCGGTTATAGACGGCAGCGGCAACTATACGTTCCTTCTGAACAAAGACGTTAATTTTATACGCGAAGCCTATCCTAATAACTCAGGCACTGGGTTACCAAAACATTACGCGTACTTTGATGACGACTCGTTCATGCTTGGGCCTACCCCTGATGCGGCGTATAGTATGGAACTTCACTACGGGTATTACCCTCAGACTATAGTTACCGCAGGGACTACGTGGCTGGGAGATGAATTTGACTCCGCACTGTTAAACGGTGCGCTAGTAGAAGCAATACGATTTATGAAAGGCGAACCAGATATTGTATCTAATTACGAGAAAATGTTTGGGTTGTCTATAGGGTTATTAAAGAATCTTGGTGACGGTAAGCTACGTGAAGATACATATCGTTCTGGACAATTCAGAACACCAGTTAGTTGAGGAACTAAAAAATGGCTATAACACAAGCAATGTGTACTTCTTTTAAAATCGCTCTGTTAGACGGAGAGATGGATTTTAGTAGTGACACATCACAGACTTTTAAAATCGCGTTGTACACGTCTAGCGTAACTCTAAGTGCCGCTACTACTGCGTACGCTACCACTAACGAAGTGTCAGGTACAAACTATATTGCGGGAGGAAATACACTTACTATTTCCGCTAACCCTGCCTCGTCTGGTACCACTGCATTCTTAGACTTTGCAGACACTACATGGACTGATGCTACCATCACTGCTCGCGGCGCTCTTATTTATAAAGTGGGTGGTACAAACCCTGCGGTTGCAGTATTAGACTTCGGAGGGGATAAAACCTCTACCGCTGGCGACTTTACTGTGCAGTTCCCCGCAGCAGATGCTACAAACGCTATTATACGTATCGCTACTCCATAAGGTAGTTATATGCCGTCTTCTGTTGAATACGTAGGCTGGGGTGCCGGTGCTTGGGGCCAAACGGCTTGGGGTACCGACCTAACTATAGTATCGGTTGACGGCGTTGCCGCAGAAGGATCGGTAAACTCTGTAACGGTCGATGCGGCAGCAAACCTATCCGTAACGGGCGTAGAAGCTGTTGGGGGTATCGGTACAGCTACGATTGACGCTGAATCAGATGTTATGGTTACCAGCGTTGCCGGAGCTGCTGCTTTAGGTACCGTTACAGTAGATGCAGAAGCAGATGTAGCAGTAACTGGCGTAGTAGCTGACGGGGCTGTAGGTACACTAACTGCAACGGGCATAGCAAACCTAGCAGTAACAGGCGTAGAAGCTGATGGGGTTGTAGGGACAGCTACAGTAGACGCAGAAGCAAACACCTCAGTAACAGGGGTAGTAGCTGAAGGAGCTGTAGGTACACTAACCGTAGACGCTGAAGCGGATGTATCTGTAACAGGCGTAGCCGCAGAAGCAGTGTTAGGTACTGTTGCCATCGGAGTAGGTGTAACCATACCTGTTACTGGGTTAAAGGCAGAGGCCGAACTAGGTACGGTAGTAACTACCGCTGACGCAGACATTTCCGTAATTGGACTATATGCGGTAGTATATGTAGGACAAGTATTAGTATGGGGTAAAGTTGATGACAACCAAGACCCCAACTGGCAGAACATAGACGATAGTCAGACTCCAACATGGGGTGGGGTATCGAACACACAAGACCCCAACTGGCAGAACATAGACGATAGTCAGACTCTAACGTGGGGTGGGGTATCGAACACACAAGACCCGAATTGGGAAAATATAGCCGCATGAGGTTGAACAGATGACAACGCAATATACTCCGATCCTAAAACTCGCACTCCCCGTGCAGGGCGAACTTAGTGGTACATGGGGAGATGTAGTAAACGATAACATAACCTCCATGATCGAGCAGGCTATTGCCGGACGCTCAGTCGTAAACACTTGGGCTGCTAACTCCCACGTTCTGACTACCGCCAATGGTACTGCCGCTGAATCTCGTGCAGCCATGTTGTCTTTGACCGACACAGGTACGGCATTAACCGGAGCAGGTAGCGTAGTCTGTCCGGCTCTAAGCAAAACGTACATCGTTAAAAACGGCACGGCTCAAGTAATTACCGTCAAGACAGCCTCTGGCTCTGGTATTGCAGTCCCCGTAGGCAAAACAATGCTTGTGTACTGCGACGGTACCAACGTACTAGAAGGCGTAGATCATGTAGTCACGCTCTCTGCGGGCACTCTTACTATCACCGGCCTTACTACTTTTGCCTCCCTAAAAGGTGCTGACGCAACAACAGTTACAGGCATTCTTGACGAAGATAACATGGCGTCGGACAGTGCTACTAAACTTGTTACTCAACAGTCTGTAAAGGCGTACGTTGACAGTCAAGTAGGCGCTAATAACGAACTATCAGAAGTCCTCGCCAACGGCAACACCACCGGATCAAACGATATTGATGTAGACGCCGCTCAAAAAGTTCAATTCCGTGACGCTTCTATATACATTAACTCTAGTGCTGACGGGCAACTTGATATTGTTGCGGATACAGAAATTCAAATCGCCACTGCAACTGTAGACCTTAACGGTAACCTAGATGTTTCTGGTACAGCACTTGTTACTGGAACCTTAGACGTTGATGGCGCTACTCAACTCGACTCCACTCTTACTGTAGGCGTTAACGATACAGGGCATGATGTTAAGTTCTTTGGCGCTTCCTCTGGGTCTTACATGCTCTGGGACGAGTCAGAAGATGACTTGATCTTGGGGGGCGCAGCAGGTCTTAATGTTGTAGGTACGGCTACCTTCACTACTGAAATCACAGCCAATGGCGGCATTGCCTTACCAGACAACGGCAAAGCTACGTTTGGTGCTGGTGATGACCTACAGATTTATCATGATGGTAGTAATAGTTATGTTAAAGACGTAGGTACTGGCAACTTAGTCTTGCAAGGGGCTAATATTGAAATCTTAGACAGTGGTGGTGATAGACACGCTTTTTTTGCAGAAAACAACGCAAGTACTTTTTACTACAACGGCTCTGCAAAACTAGCCACTACCTCCACAGGCATAGACGTTACTGGCAACATCACTGGCTTGGGAAAAATAATTTCTGACTCTTTTCAGATTGAGAGGACAAACGGTGAAGT